TGCCATCAGGGTAATGATTGTAGCCGTCAAAATGTTTGTAAGCTTTCCTAGTAGGATCATCTGTTTCCTCGCTCATTTCGTACCCCAACTTATACGAAAGAAAGTCCATCGCTTCTTCTTGGAGTAACCGTTGTTTACTGTGATTGGTTTCCCATAAGGGTATTTCCCATACCTTGTCAGGCTCTCTCATATACTAAAGATAGATTTAAGTGCGCTGTCAGGATCTATAAAAAAGATGGGGACACCCATTTCAGCACCCTCTGATACAATGGATAATGCACCTGATTGGTGTTCGTGTAGTGTTTTAAGGTTGTAAGTGAGTATGCCCCATCTGTTTTCAATACATTTGCTCATAATTTCATCTATTTTATCTGAATAACCACCTTTTTGAATTAACTCCCAATGCTGTCCCATCATTTTTGCACCAATCATTGAAAGAAAATTATCCATCTTTTCCTTTATAGAGTCTATCTCTTCCTGCTCTATGTCTGTAGAGAATCTAGCGTATATAATTACTTTAGGTTGTTCCATTGTTCCACTTTGTATCCAGTTTTATCTTCTTTTACCGAAATCTGCAACACATTAAAGATTCCAGACTTCATTAAGCGACTATTAGCGTCATTAGGATGGTATGGCGTACACACACTCAAAACAATACCTTTATCGTGTACACGCTTAATCCATGTGTTCGATACTTTGTTCCACACCGTTTCTCTGCGAGCCGTAGATATTCTATCTTCATCGTTGGCAACGTCATCAAGTATTAATACCCCTGCACGTTGACCAGTGGTTTGGGTTAGCACAGCATATGCCTCATAAGTGGGGTTACCAGTACGGTTGCGGCTCTTAACAATGATGCGTTGCGTAGAGCCTGTGTCGGTACGGTCAAACTCAACAGGATTGAAATTGTATTCACGACACCAATACTTATACTGGTCACTCATAAACAAAGCCCTTAACGATAAAATACGCTTGGTAGATATGCCACCGTCCGCAGACACGATTAAAGTTTCTAGTTCGTGTTTACGAGTGGTTAAGTAAGCAGACAAGCCAATTGGAACTTGTTGAGACTTTCCTGTGTTGTAGGGCGCTCTAATTAACGCATTCAAACGAGAATTTAGTTGTTGCGCATGCATTTGCCAATCAAATATAGCTTTCTGCATGGTCAAGTGTATTTGAGCCTGGCTCACCTTAAAACCGTCCTGATCGGCCAAACAGTTTTCTATAAATGAATTGCGTAACTCTAACGAGTCAGGTGGGGGTTCGTGACCTATAATGTTGACTAATAAGTCAGACCAGTTATTTGTCTTGTTTTTTTGAGCCATAATGTTCCTTACACAAGGAACACTGCTTTTGACACTTGCGCTTGCCGCTTATTTGGGCAACGCACTTAAAGTTATTTAAGCTTGAGTCTTTCATTCTCTTTCTCAAGAAATTCAACTTTAATACGCAATGCAGACACTTCCTCTGTTAATTTTAACACTTTATCTCGCAAATCATCCTTTTCATCAGATGACTCAGCCAACAACTTTTCAAGGTTGCGGACTCTGTTCTTTAAATCGTCACGGTACTGTACCGTGTCGGAGTTATTTTCTTCGGTTTTCTTTTGTTCGGCTTTGATACGAAGTCTTGCCTCAAAGAACTTCCATATACCTGCGGAACCAGCTACCGTTGCGAGCGTGATTACAATCTGCGTGATGTTATCCATTGTTTCTATAGATTTTTTCTCTTGATAATCTGGACATGCTACCAAAAGATGCGATTACAAATATGAGCCACCCATAGTGTGTTGGACTAGGGAAGCCTATGGTGATTGCGTACATAACTGCCGATGCAGAATACATTCCGAACGTGACCATAGAGGCTCGCACTCTACAGTCAATGTCATCAGAAGCCACGCAGATTATCTGATAGATACCAGACATCATCGGTATCAAAGAAAAGAATAAACTTACACCAAGTTCAATACTTAATGCCAAAGGTGCTAAAAAAATATTAGCTAAAGCCAATACAATTTCAGTGGGTTGACTGTCGGAGTACATCCATATTTGCCGTAGTCTCAACGCTCTTAATTTCAAGATGAAAAGTTCTGTTTCGAGTGATGCTCTTCTTTTGTTACCCTTATTAGGTTCCATATAGCAAAGATTAAAATTAACAACCAACCAAAGTGAGAGCCTGATAGCATGCCCTCCATGTAGTAGTTCATTACCGTGCCAATAGCAACAAGCGTAGCTAATTGAACTGCCCATTTACGAACCCTGAGCGAACCACTATACAGAACTGCATACAACTGAAAAAAACCCACCATACTAGCACATATCTGCATGGTCATGTGTGGGTCACCCAGCTCTAACATTGCAGGCGGTAAAATAAGGGCGTGTAACAACCCAATCAATACTTCGTTTGGTTCTGAGTCAGAATATAGAAAGATTGATACGAATCTTTTGTATCCTTTATTTATAAGCATACTCATTCTCCACTAACATTTTTAAGTCATCTTTTCTTACGTATACAAACACATCTTTACGCCCTTTCCTACCCAACGGCTTATACAGGATACCTTCGTACCCATATTTTTTATGTTGACTGTTTTCTCTTTTAATAGACATCGTAGCCGTCTTTAGTCGGATCATCGTGTCTTGCAGCCATCTAAGCATTCTTTTGGTGTCTATAATCCAAAATGACTCATCAAACTGTAGGGCTATTTTGTCAGCCCCATACTTCGAACACCAACCTGGCTTACCTTGTACATTCTTTAACTCTAACAACACGTACCCTTTAGCGTGGCACGGTTTGTAGCTTTTAACGTCATACGTTAACCCACCCAAATGTACGTCTATATGATTATAATCCTCTTGCTGAGTACCCTTTACAGCTCCTGACAGGTCACAGAATAGTTCCTCAGACTTTTTGCCATCAGACAGGTTCTTTTGTAGTCTACCATTATAACTCCTCATAATCGATCTCCACAGCCTCCATTCTTTTTACAAACTCTTTAAGTTGCTCTATATTGAGAAAATCTTGCAGTATCTGTAATGTCTGCTCTTTTACCTTGTTTTTAAACTCAACTATAATGGTTGGTTCATTGCTCAACTCTTTACGCACGTCATGCAGGTCTTTCATTATCCTGCTTAGATCCTTTGGGTGTATCTCAGTAAGGTTAGGGTGCTTTTCTAAAATGTCTACCACCTGTATTAATATATACTCTACTTTAGCAGACAACTTTTCCTTCCTGTCTTCAAGCGCACCCACCCTAGACATCAATTGCTTATACGTTGCAATGCCCTGCAACACTTCATCATCAACCAAATAACCCTCACGAGCCTTCTGTATTTTTACACGCTCATCAGCTCTAACCTGTATTGAAGCACGTTCCTTCTTCCAATTGTAAATGGACTGTCTAGATATGCCCCATTTGTCAGCCGCTTTTGACACGGATCCTAACATTTCGCAATCTTGCAAGACTTCCATCTTTTCTGAGTCACTAAAATCAGTCGCTTTCTTCTTCACTAGGCCACCCATTTTTACGTGCAAAGTCAACTATAGACCCTATACGGTTGTATATATAGTTCGGAAGCTTATCAGACATACTAGGTATACTGTGCAAACATTCAATCACAATCTTGACTTCTTTAAGTAATTGCTGCTTAGATTCTATCTCTTCTTTTTTGTGCCAAGACATAATGCTTATTTGGTTGACATATTTAACACAAATGACGTAAAAAATAATGACAATTCCAAATGATTGACACTTTTTTTTGAATTTTAGGTTTTTGCGAAAGGGTGGGTAGGGGGCACGTGTGGAAATTCATTTTAATATATAGCCCCCATATACTATAAAAAAAATCTTTCGTATAATAGAGAGAGTGAGGCCCTGGTTCATTATAATAATCTAATATAATAATATAATATAATTATATAATATAAGAATATAGTTTTATTATCTATTATACCAATCAAGCTGCAGATCCATTATTATTATATACTTTAATTATATAATATAAAAATATAGGCACAAAAAAAATGACCGTATAATAATACGGCCATTGTAAAGTTTACGTTTTTTCTAGCTAAGCTTTGAAGTGTTCTTTCATGTTAGTGTACAATCTTTTTACGTCCTTTTTTCTAGTGTACAAATCTAGTATTTGTTTTTCTGTTATTTGGTTTTTATCTATTTTGATTTGAAGCCATAAAATAGCTTGCATTTGTCTTGGTTCTATATTATAACATTTAGCAAAGTCAATAATGGCATCTCTAAAAATAGAGT